GTGAACATTCGTGCGGTTAAAGTTTTACACCCCCTATCCCCCTTTGCCGTTTTTCCGGTGGAAATTATTGTTTTCCTTCATGGTTTTACGGCTGTGGCAGCTCTGACACATGGGCTGGAGGTTGTTGTCATCATAAAATAAAGTCAAATCTCCACGATGCGGAATAATATGATCTGCAATAGTTGCAGGAGCCCCACAAACAAAACAGCGCGGATACTTCTTAAGGAATTGCGCACGGCGTTTCCTCCATTCCTGTGATTCATACATAGAATGATACTGTCCGGATTTACCGCGTTGATTGAAAACCTTGCGCTGTTGTCCCTGTAAAGAAACATGCTGCTTGCAGTAGTCTTTACCTGGTTCTGCTGCACGTCCGCATCCTGCTTTCTTACAAACCTTTGTTTTCACTATTCCCACCTGCCATTGCTAAGAATGTCGATGCATGTATCTGTCATCCTCATACATCTTGCCTCGCTCTCTTCCAGTTCCTTTTCCAACCTGATAACAGTAAGCTTTAGATCTGATTCTGCATTGTGCTGTCTGATATATAATTGTGCTTCAATGAGCAACACAATCAGGAGGACCGCAAGCTCAATCAGATGTACAAACCGGTCAATCATTTACTGCCTCTTTAAGAAGCTTATTGATGTATGCAACTCCCTTCTGCAGTACAAGTGTCTTTAAGCTTATCTTTGTTTCTCCAGAAGGAATTACATACTTTGTTTCGATAACCCGAAAATATCCGGCATCAATATATTTCTGATACGGAATATTATCCGGCTGTAATATCTTTTTATTACGCAGCAGTTCAAAAAGCCTGTTGCGTCCTATGTTCCTGTTCAATACCTTTGCACAGTTGCCGATGTCTATTGCATCCTTTGAGCTGCAGATCTGATAAGCAAAAGCAGCAGCCGGTTTTAGTTTCTCGACTTCCTTCTGTGCTTCTGTCAATCGTCTCTGCAGAATAGTGAAAGCCTGTGCAATCATCTGGTTTTCTTCCTGCTCGGTAGACACTTTGTCTATCTGTCTTGAAGAAAGATTGTGGTGCTTCTGTATTTCCTGCTTTATCTGTGTTGCCTGTGTTTCTGTAAACAGATAGCCTCCCTGTTTGTTTCTTGAAAGTCCGCCCAGTACTGGTCGCAGTTCTTCCACAGCCCGTTTTACTGTGCTCTCTCCAACATCTAAAGCTTCTGCCAGCTCACTTGTAGACATAAAGCTTTCTTCACGCTGGATGTTTTCATCAAGCGCCATTTCTTCTGATAACATCAAATCATTCATCCTTTGCCTCCCTGATAATCTGTCTGACGTTATAAAAATCTTCCCACCGCCATTTATTCTCGCGATAGTATTTCTTGCTATACTTTCTGTATCGCTCTGCATTTTTACGGTAATACGCCTTACACTGTTCTTTGTGTGTCCTGTAGTATTCCTTCTGGTATTCGCGCCTTGTCATGCTTCAATCCCCTTGACGATCTGAACAGATTCAACGCTTATCTTTTCAACACCTTTGACATCAACAATAAGGCCTTCGTCGGTCGCGACAACCTTTGCCTGGGCGTAGCCTTCATGACACAAAAAGGTTAATTCATCGCACAGCTCCTGAACTGTCATACATCCTCCTAAAACGGTATTTCTTCGTTTCCGTCGAACATGTCATTTCCAACATCTGCAGGCGGTTCCATAGGTTCGTTGTCAGGCTGTTCTGAATGTTGTCCGTTGCCGGTAGGGGAGAGCGATATTTCAGAAACCTTAATCACAATAGCAGAGCGTTTGTTTCCCTGTTCGTCCTGCCAGCGGTTCTGTTTAAGACGCCCCGCAACCGTAAGATGCCGGCCTTTGAGCAGATACTTTGACATGCTCTCTGCATAATTGCCTTTGACAATACAGTCGATATAACTCGGGATGCTGTCGTACTTGCCTTCTGATGTCTTGAAATACTCATTGTTTGCAATGGTAAAACGCGCATAAGGTGTTCCGTCAGCCCATCTGGAAAGAACAGCAGAAGCTGTAAGATTGCCCTCTAAAACAACCTGGTTGATGTTTGCCATTACTTCCTCCTGTGCTTTTTAATCATGGCGCGCAGCTCGTTTTCCATGTCGTTTGTCTCGCATGTAATAACGTATTTATGCCCCGTAATTTCAACCTTCATGCCTTTGCAGAAGATAACCTCTTTGTCTATCATTGCCTTTTTAGTCATGTGCTTAATCTGATTTGCAGTATATTTCCGGCATTCTTCCGGAATCTTGTCGCCATATTGAGCTTCGAGCATCCTTATTGCCTGATACTGCATAGACACCCAGGAATCATCCTTGCCGAAAAGCTTTGCGATGACATTCTGCTTCATGTGGTATTTTTCTTTGAGCTCTTCAAATACGTCTACAAGTTCCTGTGCGCTCATGTTTTTGCGCTGCACATTTTCTGCAAGCTGTGTTAAAACAATGTCCTTTTCGCTCATAGATTCCAAAATCTGGCACTCAATATGCGGTAATCCAAGCCTTTTTACTGCTTCAAGACGTCTGTGTCCTGCAATAACCCTGTACTTGCCGCCTGAAACTGACATAACCGTAATTGGATTTATCAACCCCTGCCTGTTGATTGAATCTGCAAGCTCTTCAATTTCTTTGTCATGCTCATTTCTGATGTTTTTTACAGACATGATTTTTGACACTTCCAAAACCTTAAGCATTTCCACCTCCTAAAAAATATGCTCAATCTTGTTTGTATAATCGCCTTTTATGGCATCAAGGCTTGTTTCCGAGTTTGCCATAGTCCTATAAAACAGTGCATGGCGCAACCCGTCATTGAGTACAGTCAGGAAGTTTTTGGTCACCACATAACCGTAATCAAACCGCCGGAAAACATAGACAAAGGCATTGCTCACAATATCGCTCTGCTGTTCTTCGTCCAGATACCCGACGCCGCCTTTTTTCATCTTGCGCCATAAAAGACGCTTCATGACTTTATAGCCCAGCTCAAACATCTTCTGTCTTGAGCCAAAATCAGCATGAACTATCCAGTCGTGCTGATAATTCATAAGCAGTTCGTTGTCGTTTTCAGGGTTGTCGTAGTAGGGCAGATCAGAATCGGGCCTTTGGCAAGGCTTTATTTCCGGCTCTGGCTCTGGTTTTACCGACTCAACCTGTTTTACGTTCAGCTTGACGTAGTAATCTATGTCAAATAACGACTGCTGCTCCCACACTATTGCCCCTCTGCCTGTACAGATGCCTGTCTTGCAAGCACCAGCTTCATCATTGCATTTGGTCCATCCGGATCTATTCCGTAATCCTCAAACTGCTGATTAAGCCATCGGTTTGTTTCTTCGCGCTCTTCCTCGGTCAATGGGTGAGCGTATGTAACAGAGTTGTTATCAGGGAGCTTTGCCCGTGATAAAAGCGCCTGCCATACCGTCTCTTTGGTCATATACGCCGGATAAAGCGGAATTCCATGCCATTTGTTTGGCTCCGGTGCATCATGCATCTTCTGAAACTCTGCACACATACTCCTGGCAAGGGCCGGAGCATCTTCAAGCTTCTTCACAGAACCGACAAGCTCTGTAGCGGCTGCCTCGACAATCTTCATTCCCTTTGCCGTGTTATACGCAATGTTTACCTTCTGGAAGAAGGCATTGAACACCCCGACAACTTCCCCCTTAATTTTTTCGTTTTCTTCTGGCATGGAACTTGCATCTACTTTTTCTTTGTCAATGTCAGAAGGTAAAGGTTTTTCAGAAGCATCACTTTCAGGAGCAATAGTCCAGTTTGGAACAGTAATCAATCTTTCTGAATCTTTGGAACTCTGCTCATTTTCTGAACTACTCTCAATGCCGGAGGCTGGAGAACCCTGTAAAGGTTCGGAAGCCGCAGGCAATTCCTCTCCTCCCACACCCTCTACTCTTGTGTGTGTGTTCTTTTCTACCTCTGGTATAATCTGCTCTGTCTCTCTCTTATCTTCTCTCTCTCTTCTATTCTGCGGATTTTCGTCCGGCGCGGGCTGTATAGTGTCGGGACACTCGTTAACTTCGCGTAGTATGGTGTTAAAACGCTTGTTTTGAAGTGCCTTAATATCGTTTCTCACAGTGTCTACATTTGTAGACTTTGGATTAAAAAAGGACGCTTCTTCCTGTCGCGCCTTCCAAAGCTCGCACGCAGTGTTAAAACGGTTGCGTAAAGTCTTACCGGCCTGACGCGTTGTATACTCCCATTCAACAAAAAGGAAGATAGAGCTTTCCGGTACATGGGCAAAAATGCGCAGTTTTACCATTGCTTCTGCAACCTGGCGCACGTTTTCGGGGCTTTCTACCTTTATAAGACTTGCAAACTCCTCACCGTCGCCGATGTCAAAAATGCCGTCATCGTCTGCTTTTGTAGCGCCTGCAAGATATAACAGTACAGGTGCGCTTTTAAGTTCCGGGGCCAGCATCTTTTCTGCTCTGTTCATTGCCTTGTTTTCAAGCAGATCGGTCGGAATTTTGGCCCATGGTTTTGAATTGAAAAAACTCATTATGCTGCCTCCTTAATCTGCTTTTTAGTTTTGCGGGGCTTCCATTTTGTCTGTGGCACTGTTTTATACCATTTTTCAAAAACGGCTTTAACTTCTGGAGTAGGCAGGCAGTTGCTTCTGTCTCGTTCATCTGCATAGAACTGCCCGATTTTTCCATCGTTCTTTACCTCTGCTGTTGCAACAGGTACGCCTTCTTTTTGAATAAAGACAATAGTGCATTCGCCTTTAAGGGTTTTCTGATAATAACCGCCGGCACAGATGCACTGATGCAAAGCTTCTGCCTGACGCTTCCATTCGTCGTAATCTGTACATACGAAAATAGAATAGCCGTCTACGACATCGCTGTACTGCCCGAATTTCTTAAGGATTTTTTCAGCTTTTGGCTGGAGCTTAATAAGTTCTTTTTTGAACTTTTCAGCGCGTTCAGCTTCTGCAGCAAGACGTCTGGCTTCGTATTCTGTCGCTCTTGCTTCTGCTGCTATTCGCTCTGCTTCTTCAATGCGGTCAATTTCTGCCATGACAACATCATGCTTTGCAAGCAGGTCTTTTGGATGCCTCCAGTAAGGATCCTGTACATCATGCCCGGCTCTTACAGCCATGCGGATGTAGTCTCCCCAATAATTCATTTTGGCATTAAAAGCTTTCTGACCTTTCCATTTTGGCTCAATATGAACACGAAGCTTTTTAAGATAGAGATAATCCTCATACTTCACAGCACTTACAGTCCGGCTGTTGCGCTCCCATTCGCTCACATCTACCATATACTGCAGATAGTTTTCAGGATCGTTGCTTTTGATACATTCGTTCAGGTTCTTTAATGGAAGCAAACGGTATTTACTGCTCATGTGTTTACGCATAAAAAGACAGATTTCCCGCCGGCGCTTTTCTGAATATCTCCAGAAGCGTCCGTCCATTCCTACCTGCTCGTATCCTGCAGCCATTACAAGTTCTAACTGCGGATGCTTTACCCAAACCTGTAAAACCCTTATAAGGTACAGTCTGGTCCAGCTTCCATGTGCAACCTTTTTAAGAAGATACTTAAAGTCAGGATATGCCCCGCAAACAAGCTCTTCATCTTCTGCAGTAAATTTGCCGGAATAACCGACTAAAGAAGGGCGCTGTCTCTTATTCCAGCCTTCCTCTTCTGCGATGCTTTCATCATTCCAGTAGCCTCCGATTTTAAGCCCCGGAAATGTAATTACTACACCACCATAAATAGATACATAAAGATTCTGGTCCCAGTATTCTTTATTATCATTTTCTTTGTAGACATCTACAGTCGAGTATTCGCCTTTTTTAGAATATTCAGCATTTACTATCCGTGTAATATGTCCGTCCACGACTTCAAGACGGTCGGTCCATTTTGTTGCCCTTTTCATAGTTTCACCTACTCAAAATCGAACAGCAGACCGTTGCCGTTTTCGTCATAATGGACCGGTTCAGATGCAGCTTCTTTTGGTTCTGCTTCGCGTGGATTCGAGCTTCCCTCGTTTTCGTTGTCGGCCTTTTCAGGTTCCGTTTCTGCCTTGGTTTCCACAGCCCCGCAAGATTGTGCATCGTTTTCCGTTTCCCCAAATACTTCAAAACCGTATTCATCGGTCTTGAGCCCACCCTGTTCTTCTGCCTGATTAGACATGACACTTGAGTTTTCGTTGTCGGCCTCTGTGGGTTCCGTTTCTGCCTCTGTCTCATTCTGTAAGTTTTCGTTTTCAGGAGATGCGTCGCAGTCTGTTTCTGCCTCTGTTGTAGAGTTTTCGTTTTCCAGTTCTGCATCATCCGGGGTTTCTGCCTTACTGTCCTCACATGCTTTTGAAACTTCCGGCGGAGTTTCCGCCAGCTTTGGCAATATCTCAAGATAAAAATCCCTCGCCATTTTGAAAACAACCACGTCCTCAATACATGCTGTGTTGCCTTGCCTTGGCATTGCTTTTACAGCTTCTGTGATGAAGTTCCAGCAGTCGTCTATTTTCTCCGGGCGATAAAGAGATTTAAGAGCTTCGTCTCTCTCACACTCTTCTTCAAGATATTTTTTGATAATTACTATATGCTGCGCAGTCTCGACTTTTCCGAGCCCCGCAAGATATTCTTTGTAGTTGATTTTGCTTGGCATACGACCACCTAGCTCTGCGAGCTTTGTTTTTCTTTTTCTCGTAAGTGCCATGCGGCGGCATCTTCCTTGCCCTGAACAAACCAGCGGAAATCTTCAAGACGCTTTAAGCGTTCTTCTGCACAGATGCGGTTTGCCTGATCTACTGACATACCGATAGTTTTCTGATAAAAACCCTGTTCTGCCATTGAGTAGACATCTACTAAAGGCTCCTTATCGCCTTCTATCGTTCTGAAAGCTTTAACAAGACGATTACAAAGGTCCTGCATTTCCTGGTAATACTGATATACAGTCATTGTCTTACTCATGCAGCACCTCCGCGTTTTGCTCTGCCAACTCTTTTGTGGGCTTCCAGATAAGCCTCCAAATCCTTTATTAAGTAAAGGCGCAGGCTTTTCATTTTGATGTAGGGAATGTCCGACATAAAAAGGGTAGTGCGCCCGATTCCAAGAAGCTTGCATGCTTCATTCACTCTTACGCAGATGCGTTCCATTTTGTTTACCTCCGTTCAACAAAATAAAAAAGAGTGGGGAAGGGCGGTAGATCCAAATTAGATGCCCGACGGGCACCCTACCGCCTAACCCCATAGGATTTTATATGACTAACACTTTCGGGTAGGGACCTGTAAGTGGAAAGTCCAGAAGAGAGCCCGAGGCGGCGGAGATGGTCTTGGGTCTGCCGCCCCAGGCAATAACAGCTTTTTGGTGATGAGCCGGGCCCGCTGTCATAACCCCCATACTTCTCGGAAAGAAAGACTTACGGTAATCGTCCAACTCTCAATCCAAAGCCGTCCAGCGTATTTACACGGCATGCGTAATGGCCTAAAAAAAGAGCCCGTCAAACTGCACGCTTCGAGAAATGCAATCCAACAGGCTTTATGTCAAACCGTTTGTCCCGCCCGGGATTTGCGGTTATAACCAGATTAAAACCTCGAAGCTTGTCATTTCTAAGCAGTTTGTCAATAACTGCTTAGAACCTATTACTATAGTAATAGGTGAAAACTCTCATTTGGGAGTTCCTGTAATTATAATAGTCCCAAAAGAGAGTTAAGTCAAGAAAAAAATTAACATTTGAGAGTTTTTTTTCGTTAATAAAAATAGAGGATTTTATATGACAGATTTTGAAACAAACGGTTTACAGATTGTAAAACGTATTACTCAAGTATGCGACGAAAAGAGAATTGTGAGAAAATCAGTATCAGAAGCTCTTGGACTACCTGATAACTGTTTTTCAAATTGGTCTGCCCGTGGAACTGTTCCGGCTGGAGACATCTGTTTACGCATTGCGGATTATCTGGGAGTATCTGTAGAATGGCTTATAAACGGGAAGGAATCAGAACTTACTCAAGAAGAGCGCCATTTATTGACACTCTGGGTACACCTCACTTCTGAACAGAAGGACACAATCAGCACCCTTTTAGAAAAATGGGAAGCCGATTATGTTCAGGCAAAAAAAGAGAACGCTTAGAAGGTCTGACTATCATCACATGGGACGGGATGTAAAACCGCCCCGAAAATTCTCTGCTGTGCACCCATTATAAGCTTTGCTTCTTCCATTGTCTGATGCGCTGCATAGTGTTCAAGCATAACCTGTGATTTATGGCCTGTCTGACTTTGCAGTGCCTTCTGGTTCACCTTATCGGCCATATATGTAGTATAGAAATGTCTCCATGCGTGAAAAGTCATTTTCTTTGCAGTTTCCTTATCCATACCGGCCTTTATAAGTGCCTGCCTGAAGTACATCAAAAAATGTTTTCCGTCTGTCGGTCTGTCGGGTTTATAACCCCAGAAGATATAACCCGCTCCGTTTGGATACGGATTAGTCTGTGCAAGCTCGCGCAGCTTTTCTATGATATAAGGGAAGGCAACATATACAGTGCGCTCCTCGGTGTTTTTGGTACACTTAAGCCCGTCTTTTTCGCTCCAGGAGTGGCGTACGTGGATGCAGTCATCTTCCAGATCATCCTTAGTAAGTGCTAAAATTTCGCCGCATCGCATACCGGTACACATTGCCAACATGGATGCAAGGCGTGAATATTCGTTGGTCCATTCTACACGGAAAACACTGCGCGCCATTTCCATTGTCAAAATTGCCCGCTTATGATATTCAGCCTTATACATAACCCAGCCTTTTGAAAGGTCGCGGGGCATAAGCTCGTTATTGTATGCCCATTTTAAGGGAGTAAGGACTGCGCGTAAAATATGATTTTTTGTGTTGCCGCTCAATTCCATTTTATCAAGCCTGTCAAACTGCTTCTGGATGTCTTGGCGGGTAAGTTCTCCAAGCTGTTTATTCTGTAAAAGTTCGGTCCAGTGCTTGCGGATAAACTGCTCGGAATTCATAGTGTGCTTTTTATGGACCTTCTGTCCTTTACGAAGCTTCTCGTTTAAGTAGCGTGATTTTTCAGGATTCCAGAAATCGCACAGCCAGTCTAAAGCCGGGACATTAAGCTTCTGCGCATCCGTCAGGCAATAACCGGAAATAAAGCCTTTGCGCTGGAAATCTTCGAGGAACTGCATTACATCTTCTTTTGTGTAGGATGCTTTTTTAATACTATCATAGAATGAGAGTTTTTCAATATCCTGCTCGCGGTTGTTGTACATATTCCATGCAGTGCGAACTGCTCTGTTGTAATTCGTTTCTTTTGTGGATAGCCAGGAAAGATATTTGCCGGTGCGCTCATTACGGAAACGCACATAATAGTAGGGCGAGTTTGCCCTCGTGGTGAGAGAGAACGGAAGTTTTTGCATTTTGCAGGTCTCCTGTGTAGTTTAGTTTTTCACAGGTTATAACCGCATAATACCCGGGCGGGAGTATTTTATGTACCACTTTGTGTACCACTTTTGAATTTTGCCCCGAAATGCTGTTTTTTACAAACCCCGCACTTGAGCTAAATCCTTGTAATACAACGATTTACGTGGTCTGATGCTGGGCGGGCTCGAACCGTCTACCTGCTGCTTAGAAGAAGGTCAAAAGGTAGTTCGAGACCGTTCACATCAATTCAGAAAACCTGCTAAGTCCTTATAATACAACGACTTACAATTCATGTCAATTTATAAGCGTTCGCGACAGTACCATTTTTATGTACCACTTTTATGTACCACTTTTTCAGGCGGCTGGATTTCCTTATCGGCTTCTTTTATCACCGTAAAGGAATATTGAGAAGCAAGTACACAGGATTCTTCAACGCCATAATATATGGCAATGATTTTCTTTATGTCTGCTTTGTTCAGGACTATTGCTTCTTTCATTTCTGCAACTCCGCAAGCTGGGCCTGTAATTCGTTGATTCTGTCGCGGGCTTCCTGACGCTGGGCTGCAAGCTCTTCGTAATCATACGGATCTTCTTCGCCTTTAAGCCTTGCTTCGTAGATTTTGACAACCTTCCAGTCGCCGATAGAACTAACTGGAGAATCTAAGGCCGAGACAAGTGAACCAATCTCCTGTCGGATACTTTCTTCTTCTTCGCGTTTTTGTTCGAGTGTTTTTTCGTTCTTTGACTTCATTTTGTTTACCTCCAAAAAGATATTTATATAATGCATCCAGATTGCGGACGCTCTTATATGCATTGTATTTCATAATGTTTCCACGCCAACTTTTATACTGTTCTTCTATCTGCTGTTTAGTAATCCTGTGTCTATGCAGAAGTACATAAAGCTTTTTAAGTTTTCGTCTCTGGCGGACTATGGACCTGTTTACCGGAATGATTACAACCTTGCCCGTTTCGGTTAATAGATAGCGCATCTGCAGGAAGATAAAACCTTTTTCAAGCTTCATAATCTGCGTTTTCTTTGAATTGATTTTTATACCAAGCTTATCTGCAATCACCTGATATTCTTTATAAAGATTGCGCAGAAATTCCTTGCTCTCATGGATTATATATGTATCGTCCATGTATCTGCCATAATACTTGCAGCCTTTTACAATCTTGCAGAAGTTATCAAGCTCTGTCGGATAAAATATTCCGGCGGTCTGGCTCAACTGACTGCCGATTCCTACTCCCTTATCGCCCTCAAAAGTATGTACAAGATATTCCGTAAGCTTTATTACTTTTTCATCATCTATCTTTTCTTTGATTTTCTGCAGAAGTATGTCATGCGGTATGCTGTCAAAATATTTTGAAAAATCTATTTTGAGCACCCAGCCTTTGTTTCCGTGTTTTCTGTAATAGCGCTGCAGATGGACTTTGAGTCTTTTTCTTGAAAACTCTATGCCTTTTCCCTTTACGCTTGCGCCGTTATCATATATGAGGTTTTTGAATAAGACAGGATTCAAGACATAATCGCATAAAGTCCTCTGCAGCACTCTGTCGGAAATATGCATTGATTTTATATGCCGCGGTTTTCCTCGCTCGTTTATATCGAACTCATAAAAAGCTTTCTGCCTATAGGTGCCATCAATTAAAGCTTTGCGCAGCGTGTTTATATTCGTAAGCAGGTTTGATTCATAACGCTGTACGCTTTCTTTCCAGTCTACACCCTTTTTACAGTTCATATAGGAATTGTAGAGGTTATTCAGATCTGTAAGGCGGTCAAAAAGTTCTGCCATATATCCTCAAAAAAATCAGCAGGCGTTTACAGCGGTACTGGTCATAACCAACCGCATCGCCTGCATTATTCGCCTTTTACGGCAAGGTTGCAGTTTCCTTCGCATCACGCGCGGACTAAAAAGCCCTGATTGCGTATGATTCAAATCGGGGACGGACATAATTGTTCGTATTGCTCGCATTGTTGTAGTTCGCATTGCCGTTGTTGTTCACATTGGCGAAATTGGAACTCGACGCGACTTTATAAACTGCCGCCTTCTTTATCACGTTTTAATTTTTCTGCCATCTTCCTGCGCGACTTGTTGTCGCTCTGCCTCCAGCCCTTCAAAAGATGTTCTTCTCTCTCCAGGGAATCCAACAGCTTGACAAAATAGTTGAGATTCTGCGGAAACAGGCGCTCAATATATTCAAGCTCGTAGAACAGATGGCGCACTGCTGCAATGGCTTCATTCTGGCAGAATCTTCTCTGCTCCCACTCGGCCATTATAGCAGGGTAAATACTGTTTGCAGCAACAATTCCAGATACCATTTTCCACATTGTTTCAATTATGATTTTTCGCTCGGCATCTATAAACCATTGCGGATATTCGCAAACAAATTCTTTATTTAATCCTTTTCCGTGCTTTTCAAAAATGTCATTGATGATTTTTGTTTCTTCTGGCGTTGCATCCTTAATTGTGTGCACAATATTCTTAGGATGCTTCTTTTCGCCAAAATCACGCATTAACCAGCGGGTAAGTTCAAGCCTTATGTTTATGGCGTTTTTGTAAAACTCCATGTCGCTCAATTTTCGCAGATTTTTAATTACTGACATTTTCAACTCCTATAACGCAATCTGTCGCCCACCGCACCCGCAAGGGGTGCGGATTAGGGCGCCGCTTCGGGCATTCGCCCTACGCTCCGATTACGAAGCGGGGACGGACATAATAGCTCGTAAGGCTCGCAGCGTAGTAGACCGCAGTGCCGCCGTAGTCCACATAGGCGAAATTGGAACTCGACGCGACATCGCGCAGCCAGTAATACGACGTTCTGTTATTGATTGCCATTGTCGAGAAGGCAAACAGCGGCAGGCGGGTTTTTCCGGTTCCTGTGTCATATCCTGAAGAACTCCAGACAACAGAGCCGTAAACTTCAACTTCTGTCATAAGACAAGCCTGTACGTTGTTCCATGCCCATGAAGAAGATGCGCCTTTTTCCGCATGATAGCGGTTTTCGTAGGTTGTCGTTACAACTGTCGAAACTAACTCGCGCAGCGTTTTAAGGTGAGCGCCAAATTCCGCATAAAGCTGCTGGTTTATGGTTGCGCCGCTTGCGGTTGAGCCGGAAGAAACAACAGCGCCCAGCGTAGACTGTGCCATTTCGCTGCCCCAATAACCGCCGCTTGTCGTGTTGCTGGAGTTCATTCGTTTTCGTCCAAAATGCAGCTCGCCTTCTTCTCCTTTGCCCGGAACCATTACAAGATGATGTTTGCCGCTTGCAGGATTTAAGCAGTCGTTGACGCCCTGCGGGAAGCTGTCGCCGTTGCCCATGAGCGTATCTATTCCGGCGATTGTAACCCACTGACTACCGGTTGTTGCATACTGGCTGTCCTGATTTGGTGCAGTGATTGCCCGCGACATCTGGAAGTAGTCCCCGCAATAAATATCTTCAAAAAGAGAATACCCGTTTGTACCGTTAAGGCGGTCCCATAAAGAACCGTCGCTGTAATAAGCCGTGATGTCTTTTCCAAGCTTGCCGGCAACATAACGCGGTACGTTGTGGTTCTGATCCAAAATTGAAACTTCCTCGAGCTGGAGCCATTTCTGGATGCGGGTACCCGATACCGTTATGTCGATGTATTTAAGATGAATCCATGAACCTGGGCGGCAGGCGTTTACAATGTTGTTTGTAAGCGATGCGATAGGATACTCTCCGGTACCTGCAAAGTTTAAAAGAGGGGAGCCGTGGGTATTACCGTTTACAAGGTAAACCAGAACCTCGCGCCCCGTAAGTAATGCAAAGTCCGGACATGACTCTGTTGCAAGCGATGCAGTTTTTGTCTGTGTTGCAGCCGCTGTTGTACAGATTCCTATAGGAACACTCTGCAGCACCGCTTTGGAAACTCCTTTGTCTGCATCATTTGCAGTGCCAGGCATGTGCCTTGTCTGAAACATGTCGCTGTCGCTTAAACTGGCAAGCGACAACCTCTCCGACGATGTAGCACCTTTGAATCTTGTGTTTGACATATTTTTTCTCCTCTTAAATCATAAGTCTTTATAAAAATGTCAAACAGAAGATTTTTAATAATCTATTCTTTTTCCAACACCAATTCCAATAGGGTCTTGAGTTGCAACAATGATAGATAAATCATCACCTGCCCTGTATTCATAAATCGGACAATCCAAAGGAACCGTTTTAATCAAATTGTCTATTGTTGTGTTAGAAAAACCAACAATATAATTACCATTGTCTACATAAAAATAATTCAATATTTTACCCTCATTTTTCCAAAAGCTTTGAATCGTTTATCATCATTCTTATAAACTCTATGTGAAACACCGTCAATGTCATTAACACCATCCCCATTAGAATCTTTTTGAGTGCTATCAATAAAATAAATATACCCATTTTCTTCTTTTTCAAATATTGCTATATGAGAAATATTTTTACTTTCAGCTTCACCCATAAAAAGCAGATTCCCTTTTTTAAGTTCGGAACGGCTTATAATCGTAGACGCATTTTGATACATATAATTTGCAGTCATGTCAGCTTTTAATAAAGAATATTTTGTATCAACAAGTGCATATTTATAACACATTATAATTAAGCCGGAGCAATCAATTTGTGCTGCTCTGACAGGGTCTTGTCCCCCCAATTTATATTCAGTTTCAGAGAGAGCATATAGTTCTGCAAAATTATATGCTCTCTCTGAAATTTCATCAGGTACGTCAGTTTCCGTATAAGAATATTCGGCCTGCGTATTTTTACAACTTAAAATACACAAAACAAATAAAAAACAAAAAACTGTTAATCTGTTTCTGTTGCGTATATAAAACATTGTGCACTCCTTGGATCTTTTAATTCATCCGTATTGTTGTTTATACAATATATTACCACATAATTTACTAAAGCATAAGAACCACTTTCTGTAAGTCTACCATCTACATACTGACGCAGCCAATTTGGATTCATGTGTAATGCATTTGTAAATCCATAGGTAAAATCTTCAGCTGCATTTCCTATTGCAAAAATATCAATATATCTATTATCACCATATCCATGAGTTTTTACCCAAATAGGTTTTGTAAAATAAATCGTATATACACCTGTTTCAGATCTTGAAATACTTGCAACATTTTTATTTGCTATAGAATAAACAACTCCATCTTTATACCCAAAATTTATCATTGCTAAAGGTTGAAAAGGAGTATTATTTGCTATATAAAATCCATTCGCTGTTATTTCATTAAAAACAGCAGCTCCTGTATTATCAACAGCCCATCCCTTAGAACCCTTATTTGTTATATTTCCACCGCCATCTATGACGCCATCGAAATTCTCGCTCTGAATAGAACCGCCTTCTGTTATTATAACTTTATTCGCAAAAAGCTTTGTGATAAAAGCAAAATTTGCAACAAGTCTATTAACAAACGTCTGATTTGCAGTAAGGTGATCCAAATAAGCATACGCCCTTGAGTTGTTCTTCTGAAGGTCTGCCTGAGCAACATTCAGAATATCGCCCATAGCGGTGTTGTTGTGCCCGATGTCTGTATCTTCTTCCCACTGCCATTCTTTGGCGGTGCCTATAAACTTATAGAGCCTACCCGGCAAGAATTCACCTGTAATAGACAAGCTGGATTCTGTCTGACTTCCACTCCATACAAAATAATCGTTGATGGAAAGTAAGTCCGGAATATCCTCTACTGCAGAAATAGGACCTAAGAAAGCGCCCTCTGCAAAAGTGTAATAAGTAAACCATAAGTCATAAGAATACGGTGTAGAAGAAATCTGCTGGTCGATGTAGTTGTTGCTGTTCTGGTCCTGATATTCGTTGCCTTCTTCATCCTCGTATTGTTCGTAAGCAACAACAGGGCTGTAATAAACCGGAATCTTAAAGCGTCCTGGTTTTACGATATTCCCCTGTCTTATAAAGAAAATAATCTTATGTCCGATAACTTCATACTCCCAGCCGGCAGGAAGATTTATCTCACCAATAGAAAAATCGCGATCTTCAAGCCCCTGTTTTACTGTGATTGTCGTTTCGATTTTCTGCGGTAAAACTGCGCGTCCGTTTTCGTCTGTATTGACTACAGCATTAAGAACATCTGCAGAAACATCTACAGGAGCAACAGCACCGTAAAGTTCTACAAGTTCGTTCTGCAGCGTGTTTATCTGTTCGCGCAGGCGGTTCAGATCGTTTAAGGTTGCGTTGCGGTTGTTTGCCTGTGGTTTGGTGAGGTTTGTCTTATAGGTTGGAATTGTGCCGTACTGGTAAATTGCTTCGTTGTAATCTTTAAGGGTTAAAGTCATTCCGAGGTTCTAGTTTGGCTCTATTCCGTAGATTTTCATTGTGTTTGTAATCTTGGTAAAGTGTCCGCCGTTATCCAGAAGTCCAAAAGACAGATGGTTGCCGATTTCCGGCTTTGCATGATAAGCAGAAACAGTAAGAGGCGTTGTAAAGATAAGCGAGCGGGTCTGTGTTTCATCTTCTCCCAGATCTCCCTCAACTTCTGCACTGAAAAGCGCAAATCCGTAATCGTTGGTGCCCTGAATGATTACGCCGTAGCGCTCGTTTTCATCAAACTCTACGACATCCTGAATTGTGATTTTTGTTATCTGATTCTGGTCGTTATAAGTGATGCTTGAAATGATGCTTGAGCGCAAGCCCTGCAAAAGCTGTGGAATCTGTAAAAGCACGGTAGAGTAGAGCGGATAATAGTCGCCTTCGCTTCCTACGTCTACCTTAATTTCGCGTGGCTGGAGCTGGGACTGTCTAAGCTTTCGCTGTGCAATTTTATAAGCGTGGTTATATTCTGTAATATAATCAAGCGCAGCTTCGACCACCGTGTCGCTCTGGTAGTCATAAGAACCGCCGTCGAGCATGGAATAGAATGTATCTATCTGCCAGCTGTAGCGGTTTGTAAAGGTAATTTTCATTCCGTCAGGCTTACGCTGCATGCTTTTTGAATAGGTCATGCTTGCAATATTTTCGGCATTCAAAAGGGCAACAGGAGTTGTCTCTTCTTTGTCTATGCACACTTCGAGCAGGCCTTCCTGATTTATGATAAGGGTTGAATTACAGATAGACAAAAGCTTTTCGATAAGGTTTTTCTTGCTTATAGATTCTGTTAAGATGCCGTCGCAGTTAAAGCCTTCTGTATCACAGTAGTCGTACAATGCCCCGAAAGATGCAAGGTCTATTTCATCCATGTCGAACTTGCTAGGCTCATGCACAGAGCTTGTAAGGATTTCCAAAATCCAAGATGCAATGTTTCTTGTAGGTGTTTTTGATTCGCTCCAGTCGGTACCGTCCCAGGTGCGCGCATACCCCTGCGACATACAATGCAGCTCGTCGAGCATCCCCTCTGTGTTGTCGTTTGCAACAATTCTGTAGCCTACGCGTGTACACTTATTAAAAAGCTCTTCTTCTACAAGGCTGCAGACAACAAGAGAATTTGCGCTGGACTTTGCAGCATCATAACAGAAAGTCTGATACCAGAGGAGCATACAGTCCTCCTGACTGTTCTTTTCCATTTTTGGAGTTGCCTTTTCAAGCTTTATGGAAATTGTTTTGCCATAGCTTTCTGCAGCTGTAAAAGTCTTTTCTGCAACAAAGCGGATTGTGTGGTTTACATTTCGTGTAATAACATTGTTTTCTGTAAAGTAGAAAAGATGCCAGGTATTGCCGCCGTCATTACTCCAGTAAGGATTTACGGTGACGGAACGTGCCTCCCATGCTTCTGCTTCTGTGTTGTACTGGCGTAATGAGTTGAACTGAATACAAACCTGAATCCTCATTGCGTTGTCGGCTGCCTGTACGATAACAGGTTCTGCATCCTGTCCGAATTCATGCTTTACTTCACTTCCGGCATAAGTAGAGCTTACCTTCTGGTTAAAGCCCGGCAAAGTCATATTTACACCCGGCTGTCTTACTTCGACTTTGTTTGTCTGTCTTGAATCGTAATAAAGGGAATCTGAATCGAAATTCTGCTCACCGCTTATACCGTTTGCATTGCTTGCAATACGTTCGTTTCCGATAAGCATTTCGGTAATTTTCTGTGAACCGTAGCCGGCAGAAAAGGCAGCGTTATAGAAACTGAATATTCCGTCCTCTCCGCTTTCTGATCCGTTTTGAATAGAGAAAAATCCGTCTGTAAGGTTGTAAGGTGTATTGTAAACCGAGCCCATGACAAACTGCACGGGATTTCCAAGCGCCTTTTTATTTTTGGCACTGCGTACAAAAGGAAGCTGCTGGACCTGCTGTGCAAGGTTCTGTGCGTTTCTCTGTGCCTTTTCCATTTCTTCCTGCGCTTCTTTAGACTTCTGGTCTGCATAGATTGCAACGCCGACACCTACACCAAGTGCAACAACTGCTGTCGTAATTGCAATAATAGCAATGGTTGTTGCCGCCTTTGGAACCTTGCGCACATAAAGAACATCATCCGGCTGGACTATATAAGAACCGTCTATGCGGTTGCCGGCCTTAAGGCACAATGAATGAGAAAAATTGATGTCAGGGAAAATATCTTTAAGCCTTCCGTTGGCGGTGATTTCTTCATGCTTTGCGTTTAATGTGTTGTAGACGTTAATTGTTCCCATTTTGGACCTCGTATAAGTTTTGAATAATCTTTGAATTGATTAAAGAAATGCGCACTCCCTGATTTGTTGTTGCATGGATCATCCTCTTGTTATCAAGGGCAAAAGCAATATGCAGCTCGCTGTTGCTGTGCATTTCGATTATCGTTCCTGTTTTAATAATGTCAGTTTTTCTGACGTTGAGGGTCGGTGCTTTTTCACCGGCAAGTTTAATGTCGTGGTTTTCGTAGATTACATCATCAAGATGATTTCCCAGCCGCTTTTCACATTCAATTACAAGTCCGTAGCAGTCAAACCCGTTCCGGTCCCTTCCGTTTTCTTTATAAGGAACTCCTATAAGGTCTGAAACATCTATCATGCGCCGCCTCGGTTTGAATCCGTATCGTATTTGTAAACATTAAAAACCATGTTCAGACGCCCGTCGTTTTCAAGATTGAATTCCAGCTGGTTGTTGTCTCCGAGTGAAACAGATCCGTAGAAATGGCGGTAAGACTTGAGCTCTTCAACACTTCCCCCGTTCAATATACCTATAACTTCCATTGTGTAGCGACAGTCTGCATTTTCAACCCATTCAAATATATCTGCATTGTCTACGATGGAAATTGAAAGGTTGCCGGCTTCTCCCTGATTATCCGGTCTTGTGTAATCAAAGCTTGAAGCTTTATAAGTCTGCTCTTTAAAAACAACATCTTCATTATTGTTTACAAAGCGCAGTGTTCCGGCGGTCGGATGCGAAAGCTTTATAAGGTACTGTTTGGCGTAGTTTCCACCTTCAAACAAAAGGCGGTAGATTTGTGATGCTGTCATTTACACTTCCTCGATATTCATTGAAAGTACGCGTGTTGTCTGGTCCGTATCTTCCGGCGACGGAATGTCTGAAAATCTGTAAACACCGTTTCCAAGACCGGAGCATGTAAAATAGCCGGCTGTCTGTCCGAGTACATCATTGAACCAGGTCCAGAAAAGGGCAAGCTCTGAATGAGTAAAGAAAAGCCGACACTTCCATTTCATGAGCTTTTTTGTGTTTACCTGCCAGGCAACGCGGCGGCCCGACATATAAGAGATTTCTTCTGTATTTGCAATAGGCTGATTATTTGCCCCGAAAAACTTTGAATTAACGCCAGTAGGCCATGTTTGTACAGTCATTGCTTCCTCCTAAAAATAACTTATACCGCTGTTTTTATTGTTTCCTACTGCCATTGACTGCGAGTAGTCTCCGTTTTCCATCTGGGCGCGCACAATATCGCGGATGATAATCTGCAGTCCTTTTGGAGACATCTGCGCACTTGCGCTCACTTTGTCGGATGCAGTGTTTTCTATGGTCACCGGCATGTTTACTGTTGCGCCTCCGCGTCCGCCTCCGTTGGCAGCTTCCCAGAGGTTTCGCTGTTGCTGTGCCGTCAGGACCATTTCGCCGGAATTGACATTTGCCTGTACGCGGTCCCCTGAATAAGATCTGCCCGGTACAATTCCGCCCTGACTGAAGCTTGGTGGTTTCGGACGCGATGCGGTTATAGATGCAATTTGTACTGCGCCAGCGGCTGCAACAAGTGCGCCTGTGATTATTCCGGCAATTCCACCCTGCGCAATAGCCTTAGAGATACCTTCTGCAATGTTTGCAGTTGCCTGCAGAATGCTTACATTCCATTCCCACATTTTTACTTTGTATTCTTCCTGGGCGGCTTTGCGTTCAATCTGCTTTTTCTTTTCGCAGTAATCCTCGTAAGAAATAAGCCCGTCGGTATACTGTTTTGAAAGTTCTGTAAGCTCTTCATTGCGCTCCTGTTCGTTATTCTGGCGGGCAAGAGCGGTGATGTCTTTTGAGATACCGGCGAACTGCTCGATATAGTCTGTGATAATAGAAATTGTCTCTGCAACGCTCTTCTTTTTGTTGGCTGCAATTTCTGCATCAATCTTTTTAATGGCATCTGCAACTTTCTGCTGCTGTGCAATTTCTTCATCTGTAAGCTTTTCTTTTGTGTTCAGGTAATCAAGATATGACTGCAGAAGAGTGCGCTGCATTTCGAGAGTTTCTTCTTCCTGTGTCTGCCATGCTTCTACAATTTCCTTTTCATGTTCCCAAATGTCCTCTTCTTCCTGCCCCGCAAGTTCTTCTTCTTTGTGAACCATTTCAGCCCAGTTTTCAATCTGTTTAAGCTGTGCTTCTTCGCCTTCCCACACGCCTGTTTTTGTTAATGCTCTGTTGAAGGCTGCGTCAGAATACATGTTGATATAAGCCTGTGTCGCAGCATTGAGCATAATCTGGGCTTCTGTTTCTTCATTTATTTCTTCACCAAGCTTGCGTCGGTTTTCAATTTCTGCCTGTGTTTTGCGGAGTGTTTCGTCATATTGTGCGCGGAGCTTTTCCCTTTTCTCCAGAAGAGTATTTGCAGCGGCAGCTTCTTCTTCTGCAGCTTTCTGCTGGGCGGCAGCATCCTCATCCATTTCTTTATATATCTTTGCAAGATATGCGCGGGATTCTGCTTCCATCTTTGCCTTTTCAAGAAGGCGGTCCTGCTCCTTATTTCTTCTCTTCAAGTTCTCAAGATAACTTGTAAGACTTTTGAGCTGTGCTTCTGAAAGGTCGTGAATATTATCCTCAAGATACAATGTCTGCTGTCGCTGGTCTTTAATCTGCTTCATACCATCAACAAGTTTTTCTGCAATTCCCTGCCCGATAATTGTTCGGTCAAGGTAATCATTAAACTTGTTGATAATTTCTGTACCTTTTTCATAAAAGCCGGTCCAAAAGCGGTTCCATAAATCAGAAGAGGGAAGGGTAAACTCGCCGATGGCTTCCTTAAAATCTCCCTTCATGTTTTTAAGCTGTGCGGCAGTGTCTACCGTAGCGGCGGCCATACCCTTAAACTTATCTGCAACAATATCGACTGCTGCGCCTGCAGCAAGTTCTTCTTTTGTCAGATCCTTAAGCCCCGCAATCTGATTACCAAGCTGTCCGGCGGTTCCTGAAAAAGTCTTATTCAATGCAGATACAGCAGAATCAAGCGACATCATCCCGGATGCAGAAACATCAAGTGCAGCACTCATTATGTTCTGAATTTCATCCTGTGTACGTCCGGCGGCGGCAAGCTCTGCCATCATCGGTATAAGCTCTTCGTCTCCAACATTAGAAACCTTCTGCATAGCGCTTGCAAAATCTTTCAGCTGATCTACAGATGTTTCATCAAGGTAAGGATTGTTTTTTGCAGCTGTCTCAAGCTGGCGTTCTGCCTTTATCTGTTCTTTGTATAAATTGGTAGTCTCCGAAACTACATCGTTTATCTTTTTAATTGCGCCAACTGCAGCACCTGCAGCGACTCCAATAGAACTGAATGACTTTACAGCTCCCTTAATAGCATTGTTAAAGCGCTGCACTCCACCAAGACTCTGCTGGTTGTTTTTTGAGAATTCGTTTATCTTTTTGCTGACTTTATCTAAGCCCGATTCGGCATCTTTTGTGTCCGATGTTATTTTTATGGTTGCCTTTTTACTCATCGTCTGTTCCTTGCTTTATAATAATGTCAAGTTAAGAAGAAAAGAGTTATTTATCAAAAAGGCTGTTGAAGGCGTCCAGATCTTTCTGCACCTTTTCGTCCTGTTCGGTTGGAAGTTCCCATGCTTTGCGGAGCTTTGCCATCTGCTTGCCGTAGTCGGTTTTGGTGTCTCCGTCCCAGCATCTGTAAGACATTACCTCATTAAGCTTTGTATTATGAAGGCCCGAAAGCAGGGCAAGGAACTGATGCCAGTGCATCTGCTTATAGTGTACCCCGTCTGGCTTTTCTAAAAGGTCAATTTTATACTGTTCCATAAAGGATGCATAAATAAGCTGGGAATCCATGAAGTAGTCAAGAACCTTGTCTGCGCCTGTATGTTCGCCTGTGCTTCGTGGAAGCTCGCACTCCGGCTGATAGAATTTCATTAAAAGCTCAAAGCATTCTTTCTGCTCTTCCGGAGGAACTTCGTCTATATAGATGTGCTGTATCTGGTTTAATGTAGCGTCTTTTGTGGCAATTATCCGAGAAAAGCCCAGCCACACTCTCCAGTCGGTCTGTATATGATAAACATTGCCGGCTGCAGTCTGGATGCAGTCGGCAATTTTATTAAGGAAAAGGTCAATCATTATGACGAGTAAGTTCCTTCGTCAAATTCAATGTCGCCGTCAGAAACGGTCACGTAGCCGATAGCTGGTTCATCGTTGAAAGCAACATCAAAAGTTATTGTTTCATCAACAGAGTTCAGGTCGTTGATAGTCAAAGTGCAGTCTGCTTTCCAGGCAAGGAAAACAGCGTGCTCTTCGCCTTCTTCCGGTTCGTCGCATGGTTCCTGGAAGAAAACAAGACAGAGCTCTGCTTTTGCTTCTTCGCCAACCTTCTGATTTGCAAACTTGCTGAAAATGAAATCGTAATCATCTTCACCTTTGTGCATAACAAGAGGGGTGCTGAATGATGGAACATAGCGCAGAAGGTCTACTGTCGGATTTTCATCTGCAATGTAGTCGCGCTCTTCTGTCTGCGGATTCATGTTCAAATCAAAAGCTGTTGTCTTTTTGATTCTGGTCCATACAGGATTTTCTTTGTCTACAAGTCCTGTGTCTGAATCAATGGCTGTATTGATAAACGGTGCAATCTGATACTTCTTAACACTCATTTTCTGTCTCCTCTAATTATGAATAAGTACCTTTTGTAAAGGTAATTGAGTTTCCGGCAACTGTTGCATAACCGACATCTGTTTTTCCGTTGAAGCTCACATCAAAAGTGATTGTTTCATCAACAGAATTCAAGTCGTTGATTGTGATTGAACACGGAGCTTTCCAAGCCAGGAAGTGAGTAGGACTTGCAGCGCCATCAACAGGCTCCTGGAAGAAAACAAGCATCACTTCGGCCTTTGCCTTTTCTCCAACTGCAAGATTGTAGAATTTACCGAAAATAAATTCATAATCTGCTTCGCCTTTGTACATTACAAGAGGTGTGTTGAAAGTTGGTGCATAGCGCAACAAATCAATAGTCGGATTTTTGTCGCTTATAAAATCACGCTCCTCTGTCTGTGGGTTCATGTTCAGATCAAAGGATGTTGTCTTTTTGATTCTGGTCCATGTTGGGTTTGTTGTATTAACTAACCCGCTGGAATTAACGGCAGTGTTCAGAAATGGTGCGATTTGGTATTTTTTTACACTCATTATAAACTCCTTTTATAAGAATTACTAATAATATTGTCAGATGACTTTATGCAAGTTCTTCTTCTGTAATAATATTTATTGTAATTTCGGATGCAGTCATCTGCTGGGCGACTGCTCCTGTATCACAGAAAAACTCTATCTGCTCAAGTTCGCTTTCTTCTGCGTTTCCGTCAAAATCCGGATTTTTTGCAAGGGCGGTCTTAAAAGCTTTTGAATATCTGCACATGCGCGACATAAGAACTGAATAGGCAGCTTTCTGAAAAAGAAAAGTAATTGTAAAATCGCTTCTCCAGGCAGTGCCGTCTATAAAGCCTTCTTCCTGGCTTTGTGTTTCGGGCAGTATTGAAACAACTACCGGCGATTCATAACGCGACAGGTCTACTGTTCCTATAACAATATTTTTTTCTGTAATTGCAGGAAGCGTACAGTCTCTTGAAGCAAGCCCCGCAAGTTCTGCATTTACATCTATAAGAATAAAGTTTTTTATTGTCTGTGCAAGATTTTCCATTTCTAACTCCAGTATTTATTTAGTTCTTTGTCTATGTATTTTTGTACATCGTCCATATAGGCGCCGCTGTTGGCGTAGGCATCGCCGGCCTGTACGAAATTACGCGGAGCAATAAACCAAGCTTTTGCGCGCTTTGTAGGGCCTTGATGTCCGTAGCTTAAAGTCATTGCTTTTGGAAATATTGTCCGGCTTTTTGTTGTGAGCGCTTTTGGAAAAACGTTTGCCTCGTCTCCGCTTTTCTTTACCTTATAGGTATAAGCTTTTTGAAGTTCGCCTGTGCGCCTCTGCAGATCGCTGTTTCTTATGGCAGCTTTAATTGTGTTTGCAGTGCCTTTGGCTGCAATGCGGAGCACTCCCTTTTGTATGGACTTTAAGCTTTTGGAAGTACCTGCAAGCGCGTTCTGGACCTGTTCTATATCACTTTGTATCGTAAGAAATTCCATCTACAATTCCTTCTACAGCTTCGCCCCAGCTTTCCCATTCCTGCACCAGACTGTCATAATAAACAATTAAGAGTGCGTAGTCTTTGAGGGTTTCCGGCGGAGTAAGCTCCTGACGTTCAGGCTTTGGCGGTAAAACTGGTTTATTTTTGTTTTGCTTTGTTGTTCTGCACCCTGTCATTATTGGCAGCAATAACAGCAGCAACAATATCATTGATTTCTTCATCGGTTTTTGCCTCGTTTATTTTGTTCTGGACTTCGCTGTTCTTCTGCAGGATGCTTGCAAGCTCCTGTGAATGTTTTACAAGATAAGAAATGTTTGTTTCCCTGTCTGCAAGCTCGCGTTCAAGTTCTACAATTTTGTACTTTGTTTCCTTATGTTGTTTGTGCATTTCTGCAATAACAGCAATAAGAATAACAATAAGCGTAATAAGAGCAATAATGATTGTAAGAGCTGTGCTCATTTAGTCCCTCCTGAATTTGTCAAGCATGATGTTCAGGTCTATTGTTCCGGCACCAAGCCCGTAAACAACTGCCCACATAAAACAGATCTCGCCGCTTTCTGCATTAAGGATGCCGCACCATTTAAGGATATGGCATGCGATTATTCCAAGCACTGCAATTACCTTAAAAATCTTACTCATGGTCTTTGCGCTGGTGAGTTTATTGTCTGTGCTCTGGATTGGCTGTTCTCCCATCTGTACCTCCGTTTATAAAAATGTCAGTTAAATAAAAAGACCCGCCGATTTGAGCTTCTTCGAGAGGCTTGGCGGGTTCGGTTGTTATTTTGTTAAAGCTTTTTTAGGCAGCAAAACAGGAAGTATACTTACAATAAGGACTACAAGACCAAACACTGCAGAAATTACAGTTGTAATAGTGTCTTTTGAAATGCCGGCAAGAGCCAGCAGGAATACACCAACAATAATTCCCACGATAGAAGCGTAAAGCTTCCAGTCTTTCTTTTCTGCTTTTGCAATAATTCCAAGAACGCAACAGGCCATACCAATAGACCAGCCTGCAAGTTCAATCCAGTCTGCGAGCGGAATTCCTGTAAACTCGCCGATAGCTGTAGAAGCAACAAGGACAATAAGTCCTACCCAAACCAAAACGTTTTTCATAAATCCTCCTATTTGGAAAGCTTTATTATACGGGCAGTCGTTGGCCGCCCTTTATCAACACACTGGGAGTAAACAAGCGGATTGAACTTTATCATTCCGTTTTCTACTCCAACCCAGTGGCCTTTACCTTTGTAATCATAACGGACAGGAGTGCGCTCTTTTATGCCCCTCAAGTCCTTTATATCCTTAAACTCAACGGTAATCTTGCGCCCCGTAAGATATGCTGCAGCGTCTGCCCATTTTACTGTACAGTCTTTTTCTATAACGCCGGCATTTATCATGTTGTTTACAGTCTTTACGGCGTCTATATCGTCAGGCTCAATTCCAAGGCACCACATAAGCACAAAAGCGCAGCATCCGTATTTACCGATTGTCTCCATTCGTTCTGGCTTTATGGTGTCCTTAATTTCTATTGCAAGGCTTTGTGGTGTTTTCATTTAAGACCTACCTTTAAGAAAATAAAAGCAACGAGCCCCGAAACCACTGCCGCAACAAGAGGATTGAGCCATCTGTCTGTTGCATTTTTTTTTGAGTTTTTAAGTTCTCTTACAGAGCTTTCTACATTAGCAAGCCTTATTTCCTGCTCTGTTGTCTGCTTTACAAGTTCCATTACGTTGTCGAGCTTCTTTTCTATCTGGTCCAAGCGGTATTCAATAGTTTCTTCGTTCATCCGATCCTCCTAGAAATACCGCTTATATTTTGCAATCTGCTTTAAGAAGCGGTCGGCTGTAAAGTTATTGAAAACACGGCTTCCTGTGTCTGCAAAAGTCTGCGAGCTCACAGCAAGGTTTCCGCCTGCGCTTTCCCAGAGTAATGATGCAATCTGCAAAGCTGTAGTTTTAATAATATCCGGTACGCTCTCATAGCCTGCAGTAAACGTTATTGAATAACGGCTGCCTTTCTGGAAAACTGAATTATCCTTAAAGCAGATGTAGTTCATCTTTTCTACTTCGAGCGTCGTAGGGTCGCCTGTTGCTCCGTCTATTGACAATGCAGTTATGGAATTAACCGGCATTGCCTGGAGAGCTGCAAGGGTTCCACCGTCGCCTTTAATAACCTGTGTATAGGTCTGCAATTCAGGGTCATATCCGAGATAATCCGCAACCTGTTCCATGGCAGACTTACAGTATGTGTCCGGTCCGTCAAACTCTGCCGGCGTATCGTCGTTTGTCTGCTCCTGTGTTTCTGCGCCTTCTGTTTCTGTACCTGTGCCAGCTTCTGCGCCCAGTTCTTCTTCCTGACTTGTTGTATCAGGTTCTGGAGTTGGAGCTGGTTCCGGTTCATCGGGATACTTATTCATAAAGGCATACAGATCATTTTTTGTAATGAAGTTCATATAAACTCCTAGTCTTTACAGATTTCTACAAGGCCGTCGTTTTCAAGCTCTCTTGCACTGATAAGAGGGATTTCTCCGTATTCGCCGGAATTAAAGCATCCAAAATCACCGCAAATCAAAGTCTTAAAAAGAACCTTTACCTTTTTGTAGTGTTCGCCAGGAGCAACAACAGGCTCTGCTTTATGTCTTACAGCTGCCGCAACTTCCTGTACTTTTTCAAGATCGTTTTTTTCTACAACCTTGCCTTCTGTCTTATTTACTGTTTTATTACTTGCCATTTTCTTTTCCTCCTTTAGATTTCTGGCTTTATTTTATATCCGTATGATTTATCTGCAGGCATTCCGTCCCATTCAAGCTTCATTCCAAGCCCCGCAAAATATCCGACAACAAAAGCAAGGGCAGGACGTTCTTCCTGATATTCAGGATTTGAATTCATAGGGCAGCCGACAAGCGATACTTCCTTATAGCCGGAAATGAATGCAAGAATAAGCAATGCAGAAATAGAATTATTTACTGGAAGTCCCATCTGATAAACTTCATCCGGCAGCTGGTAAACTGTGTTTTCGTGATTTACTTTTATTCCGTGAAGTTCAAAATATTTATCTGCACCTTCGCGCGGATCTGTTCCAAGCATCCACAGTTCAGAGTTTTTTTCTCTTATTTCGGCGGCTGTTTTTCTCATGTTTGCCTTACCGCATATAATCAGCTTATTCATATAAAAGAATGTCAGATAAACAAAAACCCCCGCCGGAGGAGCGGGGGCAAACATTACAAAGTATGTTTTATATCAAAAGCGGCAAGGCTTATGATTTATCAGGTAGGGCTTACAGATCCTGTTGAAGTTGTTCCACCAACCTTAAGGCGGGCAAAAGCTTCACCAAGAACAGGCATACCGTCTGCAAGAGTGTGTCCGAGGTAGCCGATGCAGTTCCTCAAAGCGAACTGTTCAACAAGTACCTGGATGTCTACATTCTTCCAGTAAGCAAACTTGTAGTAATCCTTGAAGTCTCCAAGAACTGCTACATAGAGGTTTGTTCCTACAGTGTTAGGAGCAAACTCGCTTTCAATTACAGGCATACCGAGGATTGTGTCAGGTTCACCGTCGCGCAAACCAGGTCTCCACATGTACTGTCCGTCATTGTCCTTCAAAAGCATGATAGACTTGAGGATGTCTGTGTGCATTACCCATACAGCGTTTTTGCGGTATCCTGGGCGGAGCTTCATCTTCATCTTGATGAGGTCGTCAGCGCAGCAAGGCATTCCGCTTGCTTTTGTGAAAGCAGAGCGGTCAGACACAACGTCGCGGGCTGTTGAAACACCGTTTGCATCTGCAGTGAAAACACCAAGAGGCTGTCCTGAACCAGTACCAGAAACGATACCTTTTTCAAAAGCACACATAAACTTGTAAGCAAGCTTGTTGCGTACAAGCTGGTCAATAGGCACTGCAGAAGATGCAATCATCTTCTTTGAAACCTTTACAAGCTTTGCAAGGTCAGAAGGAATAAGCTCGCGCTTACCGAAAGCCCATGCAGAATCAGCAGAAATATCACTACCTGGCACTTCGTTTGTCCATGCAGCGTCAGAAGCATCTGTTGCTTCATAAGGGAGACCAAGAGAACCAGCACCGGTTACAGGAATCTTGTCTACAATCTTGTAAAGCTGTGTGTCTTTTTCAACAGCTGTGATGATTTCGTCAGAGAATTCCTGTGGAGCAAGAGCATATCCATTGCCCTGGCTTCCAGAAGTACCTACAGTCAGGTCGCGTTTTTCGCCTGTCATAAGGAACTTGCGGAAAGATTCCATTTCGTTTGTTTCAGGAGCGCTGCGTCCTTCGTCGCTTGTTGGCTTTGGAAGTTCTGTTGCAAAACCTGCAATGGCAGCTTCGCGTTCTTCTGCCATAATCTGTGCGGAAAGCTCGCGCATTTCCTTGTCTTTTTCATCGTAGAGCTTCTTTTCTTCTTCGTTGAAGTCTCTTTTTTCGCCGAGAACTTTCTCGTTCATTGCGCGCATTTCAGCAATAAGCTGTGCGCGTCTTGCTTTTTTATCCATAATTGTTTTCCTCGCAATTTAAGATTAAATATTCTGGAGCAGGTCAAGTTCCCTTGCTCTTGCTTCAGCCGTCAAAACTGCCTGACGCTCTTCTTCTGCCTTCTTTTCAGCTTCCAGTCGCTCCGCCTGAAGCTTCTCGATCAATCCGTCAGAGTAGCTTCTTGCCGAAATTGAAGTGTGGTCGTCTGCCGGAATAGAGACAACCGAAACATCATACAGCTTTCTTATTTTGGTTATAGTGCGTAAAATTACGCGCTTTTCACCCTCTGTAAACTCTTCTGTCTTGTCATCTTCTACAACAAAACGATAAGACATCTTTGTAAGGTAGCCGCCTTCGATTTCTTCATGAATCTTACGGCCTTCTTCTGTTCCTCCCAGATAGGCATCTACATGCAGGCCCTTCTGCTCAATATTGAGCTTGAGAGTGTTATTTGAAAGGCGTGCAAAAACACGGCCTTCATGGTTCAGGTTAAAAATGACATCCGACATGTCGCACTCGTCGAAAGCATGAGAATCTACCTGCTCGCGGATCTCGTATTCAGTGCCGCCCCATTTTTCGCGGTAAAGCACAAAAGGCTGATTGAACATTGTAGAATAGCCGGAAACACGATATTCAGGCTTTTCTTTATCGTTCTGGATGGCGCGCAGCTCCATGTCGCGGTACTGCTGTCCGCTCTGAATTCTTTTTACAAGCTTTTCAATATCCATCTTTTACTCCTTTGTAATATTGTCAGTTGAGTTTGTTTTTGCATCGTCTATATTCTGCGCCGCAATCTTATCGACTGTCGAAAGATTAACAGGCATAAAGTGCTGGTCTCCCCACGCTTCTTCTGTACGCGGTAAGTTTTCGCGCTCGAAAATCTGGTTTGGTGTATAAACACCATTTGTAAGTCCTTTTGTGTACATTTCCATACGGCTTTTGTAGTCTGCGCGGAGCATTGTGTCTGTATCAAATTCTACATAGTGGTCGTTTGCAAAAGGATAGGTTAAGAGGCGGTCAAAATACTGCTGCAAGCGTACAACCCATGGGCTTAATGTATGCTGCAGGAAAAAGGTGTTTGCCTGTTCCTGATTTGTAAACTTGCTGTCGTCTTTTCCAAGCATGTACAGAGGAACACGGAAAATCTTTGCAACTTCGCGCTCTGAATAGGTGCGGTTTTCTGCCAGCTGTGCATCTGCATTGCTCGAAAGGTCCAGAGCGCTTGCCTTCATGCCGTTGGCAACAATAAACGGATCATTTGCATGTTCACGTCCGCCATAAGCACCAAGGATGCGCTCTTTAAGCTTCTTCGCATCCTCTTCTTCAAACTTGCGCTCGGTAGTTGGCACTTCTATCAAAAGCTTAGAGTGCACACCGCCGTCAAAACTGTCGTTTGTATATTCGTCAAGAGTAAGTCCGAGCTTTGCTGCATGGAAAGCATAAGCAAGAGGAGAAACCCCGCGTATTGCCCCGTAGCGATAGGCCGGAATATGCAGGATATTTCCTACAACAGAGTTTCCTACCGGACGGTAGTTGTAGATAACTCCCTGAAAGTTGTACTCGTAATAAACATCGCCGTTGTCATCAAAGCAGATGCGCACGCGTTCTGGAGGTAATGGAGTGAGGCTTTTTGGCGAGCCGTCAGGGTTCCATGCAACAAAAATAAAAGCGTTTCCTTCCAGAAGAAGGTCGGCGGTTATTGTTTCCTTAAAAGTAAAAGGCGCATCATAGAAATTCGGACGTTTACGCAAAAGATACGAAAGGTTAGGGCGGTCATCCTTAACGCGCCCTTTTTCTGTCTTTTTGTATACGTTCATCGTCATCTGCGCAATGGAATCTGCAATGAGCATTACACAGGCAGAAACGGTTGTATTTTTCATCAGGTCCGCGCGGGACATATTAGGATAAAAAAGAAGGTTTCCGGTTGCCGCTCTTGGGATTGTTGGCAGCTTGTGATCTTCTTTTATACCTGCTTTTCGTATTTCTAAACCAAAAAATCTCATTTTTATTTCCTTATATAATTAAAAATGTCAGTTAAACTCAAAATCAAACTCAAGCTGCTGGTACGGTCGGGACCAGTTCAAGCCGTATTTGTCGAGTATGTATTCAAAATCCTGCACGGAATGAGGCACTATATATTTTTTGATTTCTCCCTTTTCGTTTATCTCAATTCCTATGTGCATAAGCTCATGAAGCATAAGGATTTTGAGTTGTTCGTCGTTCATTGCCTCGACATTCGGCGCATAAACAGTGATAACAAAGTCTGCATCAATGGCCCAGCGCTTACTGTCTGCTATTTTCTCGCAATCTGCATGAACTATACCTGCAGCAGACTTTTTCTGCTTTGTCGATTCCAAAAATATGAGCTTGATTGTGCCGGCGTTCAAAAATCCTTTGAGATTATCTAAAAGAGGATGTTTTTCGATGATGTCTAAAGCTATTTCCTGATATTTTTCTGAAACTGTTCTGACTTCCGGTATTTTCATACTAAGAATGTCAGATAAAAAGATTAAAAGAACATGTCATCGACAGATATGCTGCCTTTGGCTTCGTCTGCCAGGGCAACTTCAAGGCGGTTGTTTGCCATAATGGATGTAATAACACCGTCTATGCGCTTACTTGTCTTGTTTGTGTCTGGTTTTATTGGCTTGATATTCCCGTTTGCATCCGGTTTTACAGTCGTACAGGATACCATCCAAGCCATGACAGGATTGTTGTCTATTATTTTGTTGTCTAAAATTGCCTGCTCCCATGCTTTTGAAGGCTCGCTCATTCCCACAATAGACTGCGAAAAGTCTACACACATAAACTCTGCAGCAAGGTCCTGAATAAGAAATTCCGCAAGGTTGCGGTCGTAGGCAATTTCCTGAATGTCATACTTTTTGGCATCTTCGCGAATAATATTAAGCATGAATGAAAAATCCTGTGTTTCGCCTGGCGTTGCGGTTATATATCCCTGTTTTATCCATGAGCGGATGCGGTAGGAATCCTGCTTCATCTTTATGTCTATCTGTCCTTCCGGGATAAAGAAATAATGCTTTGCATAGCGCTTGCCCTTTGGAAGCTCAAAATACCATGTTAAAACCGTGAAGTCGAGACGCTTTGACAAGTCTATACCGCCCCAGCATCGCAAACCCTCAAGATTCTTTTCTGCATAACGATGTAAGCAGTGCGCCCAGGAGCGCTCGTTTATCCATACATCTGCAACATTGAGCCATTCGTTTAAGTTCTTTGTTCTGAATGATGTCTCGCTTGAGTTTGACAGCAAAGCTTCTCGAAAAGCAGTGTGCATGGCGTCAAGCTCTACGCTCACTCCAAGATTTGGATTTGCTTTATACCAGTTGCGCTCGTTTTTCCAATCGTCGCCTTTGTCGAGCTCATAAATAATAGAAAAATACTCGTCATTCTCGTAGCCGTTAGCTTCTGAAAGCATTTTTTTGCACTTTTCGTATTCATCAAAACATGGCGCGTTGCGGTTGTTTCCAGCGGTTGTAATAATGAACATCAAAGGCTGCTGTCTTGCCCTCATACCTGTTTCTATTACATCCAAAAGCTCTGTAGTTTTATGCGCATGATATTCGTCTATAATTGCGCATGAAGGGTTAAGACCATCCAGCGTGTTTGAATCAGAAGCAAGAGGCTTCATAAAACCGTCTGCACAGGTGAGGGAATGAGCAAGAGGTTTAATGTATTTTTTTAAGTCTTGTGAATACTGGATTGTCTTTTTTGCATCTTCAAAAACAATTCGCGCCTGGTCTTTTTTTGTTGCTGCAGAATAAACCTCGGCGCCTGGCTCGGTCAGAAGATCATAAAGCGAAACGCCTGCAGCAAGAAAAGATTTACCGTTTTTTCGGGCAATCTGGATATAACATCTTCTAAACCGTCTTTTATTATTATCACGTCTGCGCCATCCGTAAAGACTGGCAATTATAAACTGCTGCCATGGTTCCGGCTTGAGCTTCTGGCCCGCAAGTTTTCCTTTTGTGTGGACCAGCTGTGAAAAAAAAATTATAGCGCTCTGTGCTTTTTTATGGTCAAAATAATAAGGGAAGGTTCCTTCCTCGCTCGCCTTTATGTCTTTAATATGGCGTTTAATTGCAAGCTTTACCATCTTACAAGTAGGAATCCTGGAATTTGAAACATCGTTTATGTATTTAAGATAGGTAAACTTTATTTTTTCATCTGCCATAATCAAAATCAAACAGCGGGCTTTTCTTCTGTTTCCTCATATTTTGGATAATCACACCAGGCAAGAACTTCTTCATCTACTAACCAATCAGAAATAGCATCATACCATTGCCCGTTATTATGGTCGTAATAAGCTTCCATTCCATTGTTTATAACAACCACTTTTGATAAATATTCTTTATGAGGAGACGGCAAGTCTCCCGGATTTTTTCTTAAGTCATGCCATTTACTTTTTGAACCTTCAATATAAGCTTTTTCTATAAGCTCTATTACATGCGTAATATCTGTTGGCTCTGAAAGATTGAGCTTTCTGCTCATTGCATAATCTTTGGCCTGTGCTTCAAGTTCTGTCATATCCACTACCTCTAATTTATTTTCTCATTTTCATTTATTCTGTCTTTTAGTTTTCTTGGATTCATGTTAATAACAAGCCTTGAAAGTCTTTCAAACCTTGTTTTTGTTAATTTCCCAATATCCCGTAAAACACTTAATCCGGTTGTATATTCAACAATATGCCAATCGTTAAAACCTACACCAAAATTTACAAGTGCAAACGTAATCTTTCCAGCCTCTGTCATTTCCGTGTAAGTATACAATTCTTTTCTTTCCTGTAATGCGTGTTCTTTCTCTATCAATGTAATTTTTACTTTCACTATAAATACTCCTTATTTTAAGCAAACATAAATTGACGCTACTGTGAATAAAACAATCAGAATTGTTCCGCATAAACAAACAATAAACTTGCAGATTTCATAGAACTTATCTAACATTTTCTCTATCATTTTCTGCCCCCTTTCTGTGTTTGCCGATATACCAACCCGCCCGCATATTGCGTTCTGTTTTTGTCTTGCCACCACTTGCAAAAGCTTCTGCTTTTTTGCGCAGTTCTTCTGAAACATTCATTATGTCGTAAACTGCTGTGCGCTTTTCATATTCCGTCTTTTTCATTTACTTATTCCCAGCATTGCTTCTATGGTTCCTTCTGGTATTCCGTTTTTGTATTTATCACGGATGGCCAGGAGCTTTTCTTTCGGATTTTCGTAGGTCTTGCCGCTGTATCGGCCCTTAAAGTGTCCTTTAAGTTTGCCATACTTTTTTAACAAAACTTTTATATCACCATATTTCAGGTTCTTTTTCCATTTTCCTCTGCTCATAACAACCTCTGCACCCCGCCCACGCGGGGCGGGGATGCAAGCGCCGACAAGTCCCTAGCGGTCCTTGTCTCTGATTACGAAGCGGGGACGGACATAAATGTACGTACCGCTCGCAGAGAGGTAGTTCGCAAAGCCGTCGTAGTACACAGCGGCGAAACGGGAACTCGACGCGACTTCCTCATCAACTTCTTCAACATCAGAAAGCCAATACCATCGGCTGCATTCGTCATCACAAGCAAAACGGTGCTTCATTTCGTTGAACCACTCAAGCCCGTTGTTTTCATCGTCTAAGCCGCCGAAAATGTCAGCTTTTGACAAAATATCGCACTTTATCTTAAATTTTCCGGCAGCATCTTCATTCCAGTCAGAATCTATTTTGTAGATCTGGGCTTCAAACTCCGACATAAACAGCTTTTTAAGATACTTCTTCAAAAAGCTGTTCTTAAAGCAAACTTCTTTCCCGTCCTTAAACGGAGCAATAGACATATTGAACATTACGCTGTCAAACAAATACTGGCGCTCACCGTTTGCATTGTAGATGCAGTAAAGCTTTGTTTCCGGTGTTGTGAATTCAGGGCATTCAATTTCTTTGCCATTAAAATCCAATTTTGTCGCCGGCAGCGTAAAGCTCGGAATAACTGCATAGTCTCCAATCTCTGCAGCCCATCTGAATAATTCTTTGAGTTCAACTCTTGTTTCATCAAAAATCATGGTTTTACCTCCTTTAACCATTTCCCATAAGTTCCTTAAGAAAATCGTTTGTGTCTTTTTCTTTAGGTTTTACGCGCATTCGTGTTCGTGCCTCTGGGGTCACGCCAAACTTCATCATTATTTTATGGAAGCGGTTCATGTGTTCCTTATAGACATCAAGCAGGTTCATCTGTTTTATCTTATCAAGGTTCTGCAGATACTCGCCGTAGTTTTCGTAGGCGTTTACCTGTTCCAGACAGTCCTGCGCAATGTCATAGCTTATAAAAGCATCTTTAAGAATTACCGCATCCACAACCGACACAAGACCTGCCGCAAGCATTGCCGGAACTATCTCATTCCATTTTTCTACAGCGCGTTTAGAAAGCGACACAGGAGCGGGGAGGGCCTCAAGCGGTTCAATGCTTATTCCCCGTCCGTCGTGCCTGGAAGGTTTGTAGGTCCCGTTGCTTTTGTGCTCTTCAACGCTTTTCGGCGGTCGTCCCATTTATTACAAAATCTCCTTGATAGATTTTACCCATTCTCCAAACTGTTTGAGATTAAGATGCATTGTATCTCCTCCGGTCATCTCGCCTTGCCACATGCAGAAGGTTGCCCCGAAAAAGAAATCATCCTCTTTTCCGACAACATAACCGACCAGATTATCGTGAGCTGTTCCCTGTTCTCCATCGTCTGTTTCAAAAGTGTATTCAAGCTCCAAAAGATACAGCTTGTTTTTTTTCAGTTCCTTAGTTCCATCCATTTTGTTTTTCCTCCGTAAAATTCTGCCCCTATCGTTTTTTTTCGCACGTGCACACGAAAAAG